GACGATGTAAATAAGGCTAAATCACAGGTGCGGGACTATGTGACCCAGATACTTTCAGGCGGTATATTTATTGATAAGCGTGAAAAAGAGACTATCAAAGCTTTGAAGGAGAAAGGAAATCAACCAAATATGGTTTATGAACTGAACAACCCTTCCATACTGCCACAGAGACTTTCTCCTTCTTCTCTTCCCCCGGATATTATGCTCAATGCAGAAAACAGCGTTGCTTTTGCACAGAGAGTGTCGCTGATATCGGAAGCCATGAAAGGCGAAACCGCACGGTCAGGTGAGTCCGGGGTGCTGTTTGAACAAAAAGTTCAAAGGGCTGCAGCCGCTATTAATCCATACTTTAAAAACTTAAGCCGACTGAGAAAAATTCTCGCAAAGGACTTCGTTGACAATTTCAACCATGTGTATTCCGAGATGGATAGGGTCATGCGGGTGAAAGAAGGCGATGTGTTCTCCGAAACGATTATGAACCTGAGCGTCGGGGCGCAGGTTTTCAACGATGTCCGCAACCCTTCTCTCTATGTGGAACTTGATGAAGGTGAAAGCAATATCACTCAAAAGGAAGATAGCTTCAACCGTATGGTCGCCTTGGCAAACCTGATTGGCTCTATTAATCCACAACTCGTTGATATTAGAACACTCGTGGAGAATGCACCCATATCCGGCTCAGAAAAATTTGTAGAATACATCGACCAGACCATGCAGATGCAGGCAGATGCTGCCCAACGTCAGTCAGAACTGGATTCAACTAAACAGACTCTTGAAAACATGAAGACCGAGCGTGGTATGGTTACCGATGAAGAAAAATTAAGACTGGATGCCCAGAAAATTGGGCAGGACAAAACAAAACAGGGAGCTAAATAATGCCTAAAAAGAAATATTCAAGTTATATAAAGGGTGGTAAAGTAAAAGATAAGGAATTAAGTCAAAGAGAAGCAGAGAATAAAGCAATCGGTGAATCTTTGGCTCGTGCAGAAGCAAGGTCGGAAAAGAAAAAAGTTGCATATCGTAAAAAACACCCTATTAAAGCAAGAGTTAAGGGTGCAGTTGCAAGAGTAAAAAGAGCTACCAGCGGTTACACTGGGGGTTCTTGGAATCCAGATGATATACCACCAAAAAAATACAAGAAGAAAAAACTTAATAGGGGTGGTAAAGCCGATACTGTATCAGCAATGCTTACACCGGGTGAGGTTGTTTTGAATGCTAAACAGCAGGAAAAGTTAGGGAAACTCGTTGGGTTATCTTCTTCAGAATTGTTTAGTAAAATTGGAGTTCCGGGGTTTGAAGATGGTGGGAAAGTAAAAAAGAAAAAACAAACAGATTCAGAAAAAATGCCACATGGTATGTATAAATTTTCCAAATGGGGTGAACAATTTCGTAATGTAAAAAGTGAGAAACCTAAAAAGAAAGTTAAATATAAAAAAGTCAAGTTAAAGAAAAAACCGTATTAGGTGACACCATTAATGAAAAAGACAACAGCTCTTTTAGTTTTAGTTGGTTCAGTATATGGTCAGAACTTCATAACAAATTTTTTTAAGTATTCCACCGCATATGCAAGTTTTAGTCTAAACGCACCAAGATATCAGGAAGACAGGTTTACAATAGTTGGTGGATTGAGTACGGGTGTATTGGAAATTGATAGAGAGGAAAGAGAGCTAAAACCAGACTTTCAAACAGCATTTGGCTTAAGAAAGATTGGAAGATTTAAGTATGAACCGAAGCGTGGTGTAAAAAATGCTGGTGTTGGTGGAACTTGGTATGACGGCAGCGAGAAAAACACAAATGAAGGGGCGAATGTCGGTGTAGTAAAAGGATGGGAATATTTAATTAAGTTCACAGAAGGTCGCCAGTGGGGCAGTGAATATCTCAATCAGGAGTATTGGTTACGTTATACAGGGGATTTGGCTGTCGCTAAAATTGGATATACAGAGTTAGGGTTAGAAGACGTAGAATATATACAAAGTGATTTAAGGCTTAAGTACGCTTCTGATTTTGGAATATTTAGTAATTCATTTGATGAAGTAACACTTAGCGTCGGACTCAAACATAGACAACACCCCGTATATGGGTTTGATGCAATGGTATTAGATACCACTTGGTATAGAGGCTCTTGGTGGGACTTTGCAGAGACAGAGTTCGGTTGGGATGACAATATGTGGTTTGTTGAAGGAGCCGGGTACTGGGAAGGTGATGAAGTATTTGAAAACCTTCAGTTGTATACAAGTATATTTAACGAGGAAACCCAGACTTGGGAAGTGGTTGCATTAGACATCAGCCCGTTTTGGAATGAACATGGTGAATTTTGGGGATATGACTGGTACTGGGCAGACGAAAACGGGAATATTGTGGCATATACAGATAGAGAATACTTCCTATATCATTTTCCACATCTGCTGGAAGACTACATTGAAGATTTGAAAAAAGGGTTAGGATACCAGAGAGAAACGTCACTGGTGTTAGGTTTTGATATGTACCATTATGCGGATAACTGGTGGGCGCATATGTGGGGTAATTGGTTGCCGTATCATTATGGACATGATAAATATTCATGGCACAATGCAAGACATTATAAAAAACATTTGAGTGAAAAGAAATCACCCCATATGTTTATGTGGATGGAGCCAATGTGGATGGCTTGGAATGATTACGATATTGGAGCAATATTTGGAGTGAAACTGAAAGACAACGTCGGTGTATTCGCAGAGGGTAGATATTTATTCTATTGGGAAAGACCAGCGTATGATTTCAAGTTTGGAGTTAATTATCAGTTTATAGGCGGTTAAGATGAATGGGGATGCGAAACTGGGGAAACTCCTTTGTGATGGTGATATTATCACAAAGAAACAACTGAACAATGCTCTTCAAGCACAGGTGGTGGGAGATAATCGTGCTTTGGGTGAGATACTGGTTGGAAAAGGGTATTGCACCCTTGATGAAATCACCGATGTAATACTGGGAACCCATCACGAATCGATTGAGGAGAAAGAGCCGGATGAACCAAAAGAATTAAGTGAAAAACAGATATTAAACACAAAATTCACACTTTCTGTACAGACCATGATAGGGGCTACAACAGGGATAGCATCATTGGTCGGTATGTGGTATATGCTGCAGGCTGATATACAGGAAGCAAGAGAATTGCCAGATATAAGGAGTTTGTATTCAGAAGAGTATCCATCAAAGCCCGAAGGCTATAACTGGTCTCCATCATATGAACAGTACAAACAGCAGGTTGGTAATCTACAGAATGACGTAGATGACCTATATGAGATGATAGAAACATTTGAAGAAGAATTAAAAAAGTTTGGTGAGCAAATGACTGAATTAAGAATCAAACTTGGGAAATGATATGAACCATAGGGTAATAATGTGTTGTCTGTCTGTTTTTTTGTTTAGTCCAAACACATTCACACAATCAACCAAGACCGTTATGGTGACAGATGATAACTTCAAGGATGTGGTGGCAAAGGGGTTTGTGGTGATACAATTCACCGCAAAATGGAGCGAAAACGGTTCCGTTAAGTTCTTGAAGGAAGTGGATGGTTATCAGGGTGCTGCCGTGTTGGAAGCAGAATCAGAGAATGTACGCAAGGTGGTAAAAAAACTGAGGTTAAGAAACTTTCCATCCATTGTTCTGTTCTACAAAGGAGATAAAATAGAAGTCTGGAAAGGTGATATGGACGGGGTTTTGGAATTAAGTGCAAAAGAACTAAAAAAATCAATTGATAATGTATTATCGACAGATGTATTTTAAGTGGCTTTAATAACAGAAAAAGTAAAAAAATGAAATATGCCTTTTAATGATATTATAGATATACCTATTATTCGACCTGAAAAAGTTGTTGAAAACGAATACAATGGTAGAATTCCGTACACAAGGAAAGACGCATTGAGAAACGTATTTAGAGCAAAGAGAAGTAATATAATCAACAAAGGAAAGACAAATGGCAGAAAACCAAAATAGCGAAGTGCAGGCAGACCCTGCTCTTAAACAAGAGCTTCAACAACTTGAAGATAAATTTGAACCGAAGACAAATGAACAGGAAGCTAAAGAGCCTTCTGTAAAACTTATTGAAAAAGACGGTGAGCTGTATATCAACAGCGAATCAGATGATGTTGTGAATGATGC